GCCCGGCGGTGGCGGTTTCACTTCCGGCGGTGGTGGTGGCAATACGCCCTGGTCCACGGTGTGGACAAACTCGGATTCAATGCAACCGGCAATAGTGATCTTGTTGTCGGCCTCCGGTGTGATGGCAGTGATCTTGACCGGCCAGCTGACCCTGGCACCCTGCCCGATCAGGTAGTGCGTTGGCTCGCGGTCGCTGTTTTCTTCTATATAAGGCAACGTGTCCAGCACCTGCACCTGATTAGGTGCAACGGCTTCTATCGGCAATGGTGCGGAAGGTGCGCCGTGGCGGTCGCGCACAATGCAGTACCAGTGCTCACCGGCCATGTCCACGTCGCTGGATAACGTCAGCACCGAGCCGCTGACCGCTTCGACAATGCCACCGAACTGCTGGCCCGCGCCCATCAGGTCATGGTTGATCATGACCAGGTCACCAAAGGTCGGGATGTGCCCTTCCAGCCCGGTGGTCCAGCTGACCATCTGCCGCCGTTCCCGGTTACTGGCCGCCAGGTACATGCCCTCACGCCAGGCCTGTTGGTACTGGGTGCAACCGAACAGCGTGATCTCCTGCGGGTTGTCGGCGGTGTCATTGGGCAACTGGCAGGTAATGGTGGTTTCGCAGTAGTCTCGGGTCTCGTCCCAATAAGTCACCTTCACCGCGTCGGCGGTGCGGTCGTCGTGCATGACATAGTCGACACTGAAATCGCTCATGTTGGCCATGCCAAACACCTGGGACGGCACCTCGATCTGCTGGTCGCGAATAAAACGGATCAAGTTGCCCTGCCTGACCGGCCCGCTGCGGCACACTTGGCCGATCTTGCCCAGTCCTTCCCACAGGCTTTGTTCGGTATCAAAGCGGCCGTCGAACTTATCGCCTCTGGAATCAAAAAGGCCCGCAAGATAATGCAGGCCGTTAAGGTCTAGCTCGCTGTCGGCAAAATCGCCGCCGTAGCGCGACCGTACTGCGTCGGCAAAGGCCCAGGCCGGATTGCGGTTAATCTGCGGCGTGCTCCAGCCATCGGGCGACCAGACCGGAACCAGTCGTTCATTGAGCACATTGACCAGACGACTGGCGTTGTTGGACAGGTTGGCGCTGGCACGCACGCGCATGGCCAATAAGGTGACGTCGCCGTACTCGTTGTCGTCTACCAGGTAGCCCTTGATGCCCCCAAGCTGGCAGTTGCGCACCTCGTGATCCGGGCCTTTGTCGGTGCTGCGGCTGACCGTGACACGGTAGCGACCGGGCGCGACGTCAGCGGCCAGGGTGCGGCGAATGGCGGTGCGGGTGCAATCGCTGATGGTGCCATTGAACACCGTCACGCCAGCGCCGATGGGATTGCCATCGTCGTCCACGGTTTCTGCGTTAATCTGCAAACTGACGCCGACGCTGTACTCGTCGCCATTGTCTTCATTAACACCCATCAGCCCGCCGGGAAACACCACGTCCACAGCAATGCGGCTGATTTCAGTCTCCACGGCGTTGATGATATAAGGCCCATGGGTAATGGCTTCAGACAGGTCCTGACCGCCCGCTTCGGCCGCCGTGACCACGGCGGTATGAAACAGCGTCACCTTGCCCAGAGGTGGGATGATTTCGGTACTGACCTCGGCAAAATTCTCAATGGGCGTATCTTCCAGGCGAATACCGGAGATCCGGTTCTCACCCTGGCCAATGCAGAACAGCTGGTACAAATACTGTTCATTGGATTCGTATTCTGAATAGGGCTGGGCGGCAAAATCGGGATAAATCCGCATGCGGCCGTAGTTGACCGGGATGGGTGCTCCCAGTCGCGCGGCGTTGCCCTGAGCACCCACTGAATAAGTGGGCGACCCGGCAGAAGGCGTGGCACTGTTAGGCAGGCCTGGTGGCGGAAAAACCGCGCTTATGAGCATAGATCCGGCCATCATGATGCCGGCCTGCACCATGCTGACACCAACAGTACCAGTCACACCCATAGCACCAGCCACCGCAGGTGCCATGTAAGGAGCAAATACTGCTAACGCAATCATGGCAATAGCGGCCAGTGGATTACTGCCACTATCGCCGCCACTGGGCAGCGTAACAAAACAGACTGGCCCATCAATCAACTGGTCATACTCTGCTCGAAGCAGTTCTTTGTTGTTATACAAACAAACCGTTGGCAGATAATTTAGGCGTGTGTCGCCGCCATGATCATTTAACCACTGTCGGATAGTCAACGGCGGATCAATGTCATAGCGAACAACAGAGGAAAGTTCAAATGGGTTTTCAAGCCATAACACTTCGGGTTTGTTCATAAAACTAATAGTGTTTGTGTCGAACAAATTATTGACAAGCAGAATTGCCTGTTGCCCATTGCTGCCACAAACGACGATGTTTGCCTGCTTTGCCAAACACCGGGTCATCAAAAGATCTTATTACACCAAACTGGCCGTGCGTGTAATTGCCATTTTGGGTCAACCGAATAAAGCCAACCACTACATTGCTGCGACTGGATCCCATGGTACCAGCAGAATAAACATCAAAATTCACCTGGTTGCCGCTGTCTATCACTTCAGGCATGGCATCAAAGCAACGCCGAAAACCTGTTGTCAGGTTATATTTTACTTGCTGCAAAGGCATGTTGAAGCTGCGGGTTGACCAATTCAGGTCACTGTCCGGTATTTCACCCGGTCGAGTTGAACACCCGGACAGCACCAGTATTGCCATCAATAGCCAGATTCTGTTCATTGTCATCACCACAATTGTTTAACGTGTCCGTTTTACCACATTCAGCATGACGATAGAACCTTGGACAACACCACCCGTTTTGCTCCAGCGTCACCCTATCCTCAAACACCACACCTGCTTTGCGGTGGCAATGCAGAAACCGACCACCCATGACATTCAGCCACAGCCCGCAATGAGTAGCGCGGTGATGGCCTGGTGTGAAAAACACCAAGCACAAATGCTCAGGCACTGAGATTGGCTGCCAGGGTAACAGGTTATTATTGTCCTCAAAGGCCGTTATTACTTGGCGCAGGTTGTCGGCATCGATGGAAATGGCTGGCAATTTGATGCCCAGATGATCGCGATAAATATCGCGCACCAGGGTCCAGCAGTCCTGCTGGCCATTGATCCAAGAACGGCCGATGTAGTCAGAAATGTTCATAAATTAATTGCTAGTTAACGTATATGTGAATCATCAGGCATAGTAGATTTATCATCAAAAAAAGCACTGCTTGCCGTCCATAAAATTTCAAGATCAGTAAACAACACTTGTTCAACAGATTCACCGTTTTTAAAAATCAGTCGAATATCTGAATTGGGTTTTAAATAATTATTATGCAAGTATCTGACAATGGCTGATTTTACTTCTGATTCAGTCAACGTAATTTTATGTTCAATATTCATGCTAGTCCCGGGAATCGATCACTCGTGTAGTTTTCTTTTGGGAACGGCAGGTTGGCCGGATTAATGTGCGCCGCCGTCAGGGTCACGCTGGTCATGGAGGCACTGGCATTGCGTATAGACAACCTGATGTTAGACAATCGGGTTATACTGTCTTCTTCTTCGTCGATCAGAAACGGTCTAAATACCACATAAATGCTGTTACCGGATCGGCTGGCAATATCCAGATATGGCGTCATAAAACCACTGACATTATCGACAGTAATTTGCAACGACGGGTCTGGCTCTTCACTGATCGGAGGACGTTTTATGCTGAAAAAAAAAGGCGTGAACAACACCGTGTCACCGGTTTCAATCTCGGCAGTTAGTGGATCGTTGTCGGCAACGATCCGCAGCGGCTGAGTAAACTGCGGGTGCATTAGCTCCAGGGTATAAAGCATTATGCGGTTGTCGTCGGCGTTGGCGTAGGCTTCTTTTTCGGCAGGTGTCATTTAAGGCTCTGCACTTACTTTTACAGTGCCTTCTACCATGCCATACGGTGCGGTAAAATCTGCCCTGTAGCCATTTACGGTAGTTATGGACATGCTTTTTTTGTTTACAAAGTCGACATTCATAGGTGTGCTGCTGGTATTAGAACCAGAACCTCCCAATTTGGTCAATACATTGCCTTCAACAGTAACAACGGGTAGCAGTTCCATTTCTATTGGATGACGATAAATGTATCTCAAGTTACCGGATTGACCGCTACCAACGCCAAGATAATCGCCATAATCCAACTGATAATAATATCTTTGGCAATTCAGCAAATTAGAAATATATTCATACTGAGTGAATATGGTAGCAACATTACCAATTTCCAGTTTCATATCTGATAAATACACAATTTCATTTGGGCTGGCTGTGCAATCTTTATGAAAACGAATTATTACATCTTTGGGCAAAACACTGATGTCGTCAGTAACAGTAAACGTGTGTGATATGTGTTGTGACTGCCCGGTGAAAGTGAATGGCGGACTTTCACCAATGTCATCAATACTTATTTTAGTAGTTTTTCCTTGTGGTCCTGATACTATTGCATGAGCTGTCACCTGTTTTCCTGAAAACCAATACATTTTTGACCGAAGTATTTGTCTAATTCCATTGACCCACGATGAACACTGAGAACCAAAAGCTAATTCACTATGAATAATTGGATCTACTGATACATCCAAGTGCCCAGTTATTAAGTTATCAACATACCACATGTCAGCAGTATACCCTGAAAAATCAAAAACTGTTCCACGCTGGCAAACACTTAAATCTCCATTAATCAGCAAATTTGGGTTAACAACAGGTATAAATTGCCACGTTGCCACGTTGCCATTCGTTTGCAGAAATTTTCCATCATGCCCGGTTTGATAAGGTAACGTTATTGGTGGCTCTACCCACTCAGTTTTAGTGCCATTTGTACTTAGCAATTTGCCACTTTGCCCAGATTGATCTGGAAATAGAGTCTGGCAGTTAATCTTGTCATCGGTTTCAACTGTGCTGTAAACGTCAAGATTAGTGCGGCTTATTGCTTTGTCAGTAAGGTCGGCAAGATTACTGGTTTTTTTTAAAGCATCTTGGCTTGCACCTCCTGCAATTGATGCACGGTCTGCTTCCAATTTTGCTCTATCTGCTTCAGTCTCTGCTCGATCAGCTTGTGTGCTTGAATTGTCTGCTGATTGTCTGGAATATTCTGCATAAGTTACAGACTGGCTTGCCGCAGTTTCACTTACAATTTTAGCTTCCTCACTGTCAGCTGATGCCAATTCAGATCGTATTTGCGCTTTTTCTGCCTCCGTTCTGTTTGCACTGGCATTTGATGCTGATATTTCGCTGACATTGGCGCTAACAGCAGATGATTTACTAGCTGCCTCAGCCTGATCAGCTGCAATGCTAGAACGATTTGCATTTTGGAATGATCTAGCTTCTGAAGATGCAGATTTTTCTGCGGCAAGCGTAGCAATGTTAGCTTGTTCAGTTGCTGCAACAATTGCTTGATCACTATCATCACTAAATTTCTCGGCAATAGCATTGACCGCCAGTGCATCTTGCGCTGCTTTAAAGGCACTAAGTTCACTGTTGGTTTCAGCCTGTTCAGCCAGATTTTTAGCATCTTCTGCTTGGTCTGCATATGCTTTAACATTGGCAGTTTGCTGTGCGCCAGTATCAGTTACCAAACCAACTTGACGCTGGCCTTCGTCCAGAATTTCTTTAACTTGGCTTGATCCTTCTGCAATGACTTTTTGCATTTCTTCAGCAGCCAATTTTGCGTTGATGATTGCTTCATTAGCACTTTCAGTCGAAGTCTTGGCGTGTTTAGCACTGGCGTCAGCTGCTTGCTTGGAAAGATTTGATTGTTCAGCAGCAGTAAATGAACTGGCAGCTGCATTTTCTTGATATTCTTTTGTCAGTTGTATTGCTTGTGCCAAGTTATCGGCCAGTGGGTCAGCAGTTTTTGCCCATTCACTTTCAATGTCCTTCAGCCGCTTGCGGATCGATGGCACCGGCCCGCCTTCGGTCTCCACCTCCGTGTTTTCGTCGCCGTTGGTAATCTGATGATTGACCCTGACGTCGATATCAAGCTGTTTTGCACTGTTGGCAATATCCTGGTCTATGCTCATAATAAATTCCTGGCATGTTAGGCTCTGCATGCATTAGCTCCAGGGTTTAAAGCTTTATGCAGTTATCATAGAAAGTGTTTAATAATCAGTAACAAAACAAACAACATTAATAGTTAATTGAAACAGACAACGTGAACACATATGGTGATTGAGTGCGCGTTATTACCTCTGCATATTGGGCTTTAATTCTTAACTCACCACCGTCTTTGCTCATCACCTCAGCATAGTGAGCATCAGTCCGCAGCTTCCCAGCACCTTTGCTCATCACCTCAGCATAGTGAGCATCAGTCCGCAGCTTCCCAGCACCTTTGCTCATCACCTCAGC